ATAAGGCTGTTCGTCTTTTAAGGGCAACTATTGAAGATATTGCAGACCGCATTGAGAATCAAGCAAGAGCAAATGCACCAGAGGGTGAAACAGGAGCACTCAAAGCTCATGCTGTAGAAAGAAGAGATTTAAAGCGTAGGGTACAGGGGCCAGGAGGATTGGTTGTTAAATCAGAAATCTCGGTTCCAGACAAGCCAAAATACGCCAAATGGGTTCATGATGGAACAGGAATATATGGACCCAGAGGAACTCCAATTCTTCCTAAGCGTGCTACATTCATGAGATTTCAAATCGACGGAAAGTGGTTCGCCAAAAGGAGCGTGTTAGGTCAACAGCCTCAGCCTTATTTAAAAGAAGCTGTTGAGGAAATTGAAAGAACATATGTACCGATAAAACTAGCTGAGCTAAGGGCCAGACTAGAAACACTTACTTAAAAAGGAGATAATTATGGCAGGTAAGACAGCAACAGTGGAAGCGAAAGATGAAACAACAGAGGTTTTAGAAACACTAGCGCCAGCAGAAGTGTATTACAAGCTTGGAGAAGGGGATACAGAAATTACCCTTGTTCAGAAACCACTTTCTTTCTTCGGAAAGATTGAGTTCTTTTCAGTTGTAGGAAAAGCAGTTCAGAAGATTCTTATTGATGGCGGTTCTCTATCAGAGCTTCTAGAGACTCCTGATTTTGATCCATCCGTTCCTCTCTCATCTAATGTGACAGACGCCGATGTGTTCGTTAAAGCTCTCTCAAAGATTATTGAGAGTGCTCCTGAGCTTCTAAAGGACTTATATTTGGTTATTCTTGCTGTGCCGAAAGGCCAGAGGGATTACTATGCTCTTAGGCTTGAGGAATTAACAGATGATCAGGGTATGCAGATTCTTGATACTTTTGTTGATCAGAATTGGGAAGTGATGGTTGGTTTTTTCACCGAAAAGATGCTCCCTCTATTCAACAAGATCAGCAAGAAGGTCCAAGGCTAGGGCCGTTCGAGGCGCTAGAACTATATTCGTCGGAGCATCCGGAATCCATAGAAGAACTTCAAAATTGGTACTGGAAAAAATTCGAAATACTGTTCGAAGCCTTTATGAAAAGAAAGGCCGTGGACGAGGCTAGATTAGTAAAAAATGCAATGATTTCCGGACTCTGGTCTAACTCAAATTACGACGATGAGAAGGGAACACGCAAAAAAGCGCTAGAAGATATAGAAAATAACTACCAAGAAACTATAAATATAATATATAATGGTGAAGAGTCATATGAGGTAGACATGAACCAGGACTTCTGGGCAAATGTCCCCGCAGACTAGTAGCACCTGTCCCTTACCGCACGACCTAAAATTTAAATTAAAATAAAAGGTGTTACATGGCTGACCGCAACGAAGTCTTCAGAATTATATTGGAAGGTCGAGACAGGCTCTCAAGAGAGCTTGACGGCGTTCGTCGTTCTGCGGATAAGCTTGACGAGTCTCTAAAGCGCCTTAAGAGAAACAAGCCTGATGACTTTCCTCTATTTGGTGGAGGAAGGGCCACTCGTGGTCCTGGCGGTCAATTTATTAAGAAAGAAGATATTTCTCTTGTCGATCAAATGCGCGAGAGAATCGACAGACTCAATAACTCTATAGCTATTCTCAAAAGAAATAAACCCCAGGAGTTTCCTCTCTTTGGTGGTGGTCGCGCTGTAAGGGGAGACGATGGGCGCTTCATTCGTGTCCAGGATGTCACTCTTCTTGAAAAAGCCAAGAATAGACTTGACGCTATTGACAAAGCGCTTGTTCGCATTAGAACTCGCGTAAGACGAGGGCCATTAACTGAAGACGAATTGCCTGGCGCAGGGGCTACGCGCCTCGTTAGAACAGCAACAGGACAATTTGCTCGCGCTGAAGACCTATCCCTAGTTAGAAGGTTGCAGCGCGAGTTTGCTGTACTTGGACGCGGAATCAGACAAATTCAAACTGATACTAGACAAGGCTTGATCCTTGGAACAGAGAGAACAGTTGCCAACCTCAAAAAGGTTAGAACGTTTGTTGATGACATTAAAAATAGAGTTAAGGAAGCTCTACTTGGAAGCGGAAAAACGCGAACCGGCGTTGATCAAACAACAGGAAGATTTATTTCGGTTGCTGATGTTACAGCCTTTGGAAAATTTGTGCAGACTGTCGAAAATGGCGCACAGAAAATGGTTGCGGCCAATAAGAAGGTTGCTCAAAGTCAAAGAGAAATTAGAGCAGAACTATTTACCAGCCTAAAAACTGGATTTGATATATCAAAGAGAACACAGGAAATTATTGATCAAAATATTTCCAAATCTAAGGAAGAATTAGACCAGAAAAAGCGAGATTTAAACGAAGAGCAAGAGCTTGAAAAGGTCAATCTTTCAGCAAGAGAAGACAGATTGCGATCATTCCTTGCTGAAAGATTGGAAGACAAGAGAGAAGCAGATCGACTTGAAATTGAAGATTTAAGAAGACATATTAGAAGTCTTGGCAAAACAGAAGAAGATGAAGAAGAAAAGTCTGAGGCAAGAGCATCAATTGCATCCATCCAAAGAGAAAGAAGAAGAAGAGAGAGAGAAACTAGTGCCGCTCTTACAGGAAAATTCCAGAGGGAAAGAGCTAATCTTCGAATTACCCAGGCTGATGAAAGACGCTCACTCGTTGCTCCTGATATTGGATTAATTGAAAAGACCGCTCTTGAAGAAAGAACAAAGGCTATTAATGAAGCAGAAACCGCTCTAGGGAGAATGGGACGTAGGGCCGGTCTTGCCTTTGGTGATGTTGTTCGCGGGGCTAAGTCTGCCAGAAGCGGACTAAAAGACATGGATAGAGATATTCGTCTCGTCAATAACGCATTCACGAGATTTGGTTTCGCTGTAGGTCAGGTATTTAGACACTTTGATCAGTTGGTCAATCTTAGATGGCTATTCCTAACAGGCATTCTAACAATCTTCTTTACCTTAATTACGCAGATTGGTACTGCGCTTGTCGCCCTGGCTGCTTCAGCTATTCAGGCTGGCGCGGCAATTGGAGGCGCATTCCTTTCAGGTATCGCAGAAGCATTGCCTGTTGTAGGATTGCTTACAGCAGCGTTTTCTAGATTCAACACAGTTCTTGATGCAGTTAAGCTCAATGAGAAGCTTGGCAACAAGGTTAAGGACAATGTGGATCAAATTAAGCAGGCTGCACAGCGTCTAGCTGACTCTCAATATAGTCTTAAGAAAGCAATTGAGGCTGTTGGTGATGCTCAATATGCAGTTGTTCAAGCCAATAAAGACCTTAAGGATTCCTACAAGGATGTTAGAAATGCAACTAAGGATTTGGCTGAGGCCAAGATTCAGGCTGCACGAGATATTGTCGATGCCAACCTAGAAGAAAAGGATGCTGCGCTTTCTTTACAGGAGGCAGAACTTGGTGTTCTTGACGCCAAAAAGAAGCTTCGTGAAGAGGAAGAGAAAGCCAGAAAGGGTACAGGAGATAAAGATGAGGCTAGAGCAGCCCTTAGGGAAGCTCAGGATCGTCTTAGAATTGCAAAACAGCAAGGCGATCAATCAGAAATTTCTGCCGCACAACAGCAGGTAACTCTTGCTGAACAAAATCTAAATGCAATTCTGGATCAAATTGATTCCTCTAAACAAGACCTTAAAGATGCAGAGCTTGGGGTTAAGCGAGCCAATCTTACAGTTGAACAAGCTAGAGTTAGAAATAGTCGTGCCAAACAGGATGCTAAGACTGCGCGAGACGAAGGAATTAAAGGTTCTGACGTTGTTAAGTCTGCCCAAGATCAACTTAAGCAAGCCATTGAATCTGTCGCTAACTCTCAAAGAAATGTTCTTCTTGCGAACAGAAACGTAAGAGATTCCCTACATCAGGTTGCTATTGCTCAGCGCGAAGTTGCAGATGCCCGCAAGGAAGAGTCTGATGCGCGTAAGGGTCAGTCACAGGCGGACAAAGATGCTCAGAAGGCGTTTGCCGACCTATCTCCTGCCGAAAAGAAGCTATTCAATTCCCTCAAGAGGCTCAGAAAGGTCTTCAAGGATGTATTTGTTGGTAATAGCGAGAGAGACGGAATTCTAGGACCAATCACTGAGGCTATCGCCAGATTTGCAGACACACTAACCAAGCTTCTTCTTGATCCACAAATACAAAAGGCAGCTAGAAATCTTGCACAAGTTATTGCAGATGCCTTTGATAAATTCCGCAAGTTTGTTGCAAGCGATGAATTCAAGCAAGCCCTATTATTCTTCACTAAGAGAGCCGCCGATAATATTCCTAGAGTTGTTGATGGAATGCTCAATCTTGCACGGGCGTTCCTTAATATCGCCAAGGCTGCCGACCCAATCTTCACTAGATTGCTCAAGGGCGCAGTTGGACTTACTGGAAAACTCAAAGATGTAACCTCGCAGAAGGGAGAAGTTAGACGGCCTGAAGAAGGAGGGCCAGGCGCAGGAATTGCCACAATCAATGAGTCAGGGCTTGACAGATTCCTTGCAAGCGCAGAGAAGCATCTTGATGCATGGCTCAAACTATCAGGCGCAATTATTAATCTAATTGCTGCAATCACAACATCCCCTGCTGCTGGCGGAGGAAAAACGCTAATTGAAGACCTTACGGATCAACTAAATAATTTTGCTGATTTCTTTAGAAATAACCCCGAAAAGGTTCAAAAGTTCTTTGATGAGGCAGTTAAGTCAATTGAGAATCTAACAAAGATTCTGGGAAGACTTTCTGAAGCTCTATTTAAGTCATTCTCATCTGACGAGTTCACAGCTTTCGTGCAGCTTATTTCAGAAGTTGTGATTCCTGGCCTTCTTCTTCTAATTGGAACCCTAGGATTAGTATCTAAGATTCTTCTTGGCCTATTCAAGATTCCTGTTGTCGGTGGAGTCCTTAAGTGGTATCTAGCCTTCCTTGTATTCGAGAAAGGTCTCAATAAGCTATTCCCATTCACACAGAAGATTACAGAGGGAATTAAAAAAATAGGTGAGGCGGCGTTTAGAAGCGCGAGAATACTTCTCGCTCCTGGCGGACTAAAGGCTGCTATTGATGCAGTTAAGTTTGAAGCTGAAAAGGCATACAAGGCGACTAAAAAACTTGGGGATAATCTTGCTGATATGGCGAAGAGAGGGGCCACAAATGCTGCTTCAGCCGCACGCAGAGCTAAGAATGCAATATTTGCAATGGGCAATGCAGCACTTGAAGCAGCCAGCAAGATAGGTAAAGTTCTATATCTAGCGCTTACTAGACTTGTTGCATTCATTTACACAGGACTTCTGAGAGCGCTCCTTGCTCTTAGACTTAGCGTTCGTCTTCTTGTTTCTGCCACAGTAATTGGTGCCCTCATCACGGCAGGCATTCTCCTTATTCAGAATTGGGACAAGGTTAAGAAGTACGCCAAGATTCTTGCTGACTTCTTGCTTGAGAAGTTTAAGGCAGTTGTGGATTGGGTCAAGGACAATTGGAAGAAGGTACTTATCGGACTCCTCCTGGCTCCATTCCTCCCTGCTGGCCTATTGATCCTTGGAATTCTTAAGTTCAAGAATAGAATCCTTGGTATCTTCGGAGACATCAAGGATGGAATCATCGACAGATTCCGCGCTGCCTTCAATTGGGTTAGAGAGAAGCTATCACAGCTTGGCGATTGGGTATCCAATAAGCTTCACAAACTGCCAATCGTTGGGCGATTCTTCGGCGGCGGCGGCGATGATGAAGCCAAGAAACCTGTTGTAATTCAGGTCGAACTAACTCCAAAGGCTAAGAGAGATGCTGAAAAGATTCCAACAAAGAGAGCAACAGGAGGAGTAATCCCTGGGCATGGAGTTCTGGACACTGTCCCGGCCTTACTAACTCCTGGCGAGTGGGTTCTAAACAAGGCACAGCAGGAGAAACTAATCAAGCTTATTGGTTTGTCAAAAGCCAAAGCTATTCAATTCTTGTTTGGAACAACTGGTGCTTTAACTGCAGGAGACAAGAAACCAGCAGGGCTTATTGCTCAAGGCAATATTGATATTCTTCATAGGCCGCAAATTAAAAATGCAAATGGAACAACATCAACTGTTCTCTCAGGTACATTCACAACTGATGCTGGAACATATGTGCTTCCACATGTCATTGGAAATAAGATTGTAAGTGATGAAGAGGCATTCTCTTACTTCAAGAAGACAGGACAGCATCTTGGTCTATTCCAAACAGTAAATCAGGCAGAGAACTACTCACAGAAGCTTCACCTAGAACAAGCTGCTCTTGGCAGAAAACTAAATCGAGATAGAGATACAATTCATGGGCGCTTACATGTTGGGGATTGGGTGCTTAATTCAGAACAACAGAAGCTTGCCGCCGCTCTTATTCATAAGACAATCGCTCAGACAAAAGCGACTTTATTTGGAACTAACTCAAAACATCCACCAGCACATCGCGGAAAAGGAACAAAAAATAGTTTTGTTAATAGAAAGGCGATTAGATATAGAGACTTTAACCTTGTATCCCAGGATGACGACGATGGGAACACAATATGGTTTATTGAACTTGACAATGGAACGTTCGGTCAGGTTACAAAAAGGGATGCCGACAGAATCCAGACAAGTAAGGGAACATATATTCCAGGATACGTGAAGAGAAGCGTTGGAGGATTTTCAGCCAAAATACAGAAGGTTATGCCTAATCCAATTGGCGGACTTAGAGCATTCTCAATGGGAGGAATTGTTACCCCAGGTGCCGTACAGAGATTTGCTGAGGGCGGAGTTGTTCAGGCCGCTGGACATGGAAATACAAGCAGTCAAAAGAACGTTACACAGAACTTCTCGGTTACAACACAGGGCGAAACGGATTGGGGTTATGTAATGAGACTCGGGGCAATCCACGCCCAAGAAAGTTTCTGATAATGACAAGAACATGCAACAGCGGAATATTTGGAGAGCTTTTAAATGATAGGTACAGCAATTACATATAATGGTATAACAATCAATGATAATGTCAACCAGCCATTGAGAGAGGCACAATCTCCGTTCTACTACATTATGGTTAATAATGTGGATGGGCTTAGAACGGCCGATATCTCATATGAATCTCATCCTCTGCCTAATATTCCAGGGGAAAAGAGCGGTGATGTGTTCAGACGGGGAAAGACCATTACCCTCTCTGGTTATATTTATGGACATTCATTGGGCTATCTTGAACTAGGCGCTGATGCATTGCATCAGATGTTTGGTTCAACCACATCACTCAACAATCTAACATGGACAAGACGATCAGATGGTGTGGCTGTATATCTTAGATGCAGACCACAACAGGATTTGTCAATCGTAGAGAGCTTTGATTCCTTGACTAGAAGATGGCCTTGGGTTGTCGGGTTAAGATGCGACATGCCTTATACCTACAAAGTGTCAGACAATACAATATATCCGACTTGGCAGGTTTAAATGTCTAACGTAACTTGGACAATGCGGCTATATGATACTAGCGGCGGGCCGATTACTGGCGCGGACTATAACGGTGCCGTTTCAAATGAGATAAAACACGGGTTCAGCCGCCAGCTTGAAATACCTCTTAATGGTATTGATCAGTTAAGCTTCTCCCTTTATCTTGACGATCCTATGTCATATAATATTGTTCGCCTTAGAACGGTTGTCAAGCTTTGGAGAACTATCAGAAATGATAGTGGAACAGTTATCTATGCCGACAACGATCCATGTTTTGGTGGGGTGGTTGGTTATACCTTAAAAGATGGCGCAGAGAACACAATGAACATCAATGTACAATCTCCCTTTTGGAGACTGCAGTTTAGAATGCACATTCTTAATCACTACCTAAAAACAAATATAGACACTGGATTAGACTATAAGCAATCTGAACTAATGTGGAAGTTAATCGACCTTGTTAACAACGCATTCGGTCTAGAGGATTCAAATACAGGAATTATTAAAGGTATATTTGCTGCAGCCAATGACCCTGTAGTTGCTCCATATTTTGTTGCCAAAGGCTCAAATACATGGACACATATTTTTGAAACAATTATGAATAGACCAGGCGGGGTGGATATCGTTCCTTCATACACACATGTAGATGGCGATCCCTCTATTTTGGTTTTTAATACAGACGAAAAACGCGGAGAATCAAACGTCATCACCCTTAGATATAGAACAGGTTCAGCAGATAATCTCGATAATCTTACTGAGGAAAATCAGCCTGTTCCAGGTGAGTTCGCCAATTACCTTTGGGCAGTAGGTCAGGGTGGTCCTAATTCTGGTAAAATTGCCATGGAAGAAAACATTAACAGCGACGCGGATGGATATCGAAATATTGGAATTTATATGAGGCGAGCAGATTTCCCAGATATTAAAAAGATTGGATTGGCTGGACCGCCTCCTACCCACCTCAAAGCCATTGCTAAGTCCGAGTTCGCACAATCTAGAATTCCAAAGACAAATTATACTTGTGAGATTTCTCCTGTTGGTGGGGTTTATTATGGAAGTCATTTTTCTGTTGGCGATACAGTTGATCTATTAGGTGGAAAGGGTTCATTAAACGTTAACGAGACAAGTCAAAGAATTTATGATGCAACTCTATCTATGTCTGAAAATAACATAGAATCAACCTCTGTTTCAATTGCTGAAGATTTTACGGAGGCGTTTGTATAATGCCTAAAACCCCTAACTTCAGAAGAAATAGAACAATCCCTGATCTTATTTCTGACACAAGAAAGCCAAAGAAAGAAGCAGACACGGGGTGGTATAAGGTTGGCGCAGACGAGGATTATGAGATTCCATTTGAAAATGGGACGACAAATACTGGTGCAACAGATCAAGAAGATGCGCAATGGTATATGGATGAGCTTGGAGAGACAATTCTCAAAGGGGTTGTCAATCCTCCTGGCGCGGGACAAACCATGTTTACATTACCAGAAGAGAATAGGCCAAGAGGAATACAAACATTTACTTGTGCTGTAATTGGTGGGGGGTCGGCAAACGTTGCAGTATATCCAGATGGGTCTGTTGTGTTTGAGGGGTTTAATACATAATGGCTATAGACTTAAAAGGAGTACATTTCAGAACTTATTCTCCGCAATTTGATCAAAATTTAAATGACGGTGAATATAATCCACACGGTCCTGAAGATTCTAATCCTATTTCTGGAACTATTGAACTTAATATTATTAAATTTAGAGCATGGCAACAAAATGATATTGCTTCAGACACAAACAATAATTCCGACATTAATGACGGCAATGGTGGAGACGCGGTGGGCCAAACCCCTGTAGGAAATATTGGAAGTGTTCAACCTGACGGTAAAGTATGGCCATTCACAGAAATATTAAATGTCTAATCCAACTGCTACAATTAGAATCACTGAGTTATATGTTGACAGTCCTCGCAATTCTGTCACAAATATTCCTTCAATAGATGAAGTTGCTCCTTCTGCTCCAATTGAAGAAACGATTAACAATGCTTCTACATCTATAACAATCTTAACAACAGAAAGAACAAGTGAATCCGCACAAAGCACAAACGCAGGAAATCAATCTATTGCCGATTCTCCAACCGAAATTCAGATTCATTCAGCAGCAGGATCGCCTTCTGTTTCGGAGGCAATTGCTGAATTCGCTCTCAATCATGCTGGTGAGAGTGGGGGAGGAGCGGCTTATGGAGACGGAAATTATGGCGATGGAGACTATGGCGAAGGTGGCGGCGGAGATAATCAAACAATGGACGAGGTAATCACTTAATGTCGCCACCTATTAATGACAATTTTGCTAGTGCGATTGCATTAAGCACAACTCTGCCCGGCACTAGAACCGGGGATACTACTGTTGATGCAACATCTGAAGTTGGTGAACCATCTGTCTTCTTTGGGGAAGATGACAGCCATTCAGTTTGGTATACATTTACTCCATCTCATACAGGAATATATAGATTCTATGTTCATAATGCCCTTGATGATATTGTATGGAGTGATTTTGCTAGTTATTCATTAACTCTTTATAGCGGGTCAACTATTGGCGGATTAACAGTTATACAAAGAGTTCTCGATAATAACACAGGTCCTCCTGTAGGTCATGCATCTGTAAGACAAATATTAACTTCTGGCATTACATACTATATATGCGTTGCTTCTCCTCATTATACAAGCGAAGCCTTAAACGCACATTCGGTCAATTTTGATCTTGATTGGGATGAGATAACTTCACCAGGCACACCGCCAGCCAATGACGATCTTGCAAACGCAGAAGACCTTGGTCTTGATCCAACTGGAACATTTTCGGGGACAACTATAGATGCATCAAATGAGGCGTGGGAATATCCAGGCTATACGCTTGCCACTGTTTGGTATAAATTCTCAGTAGATTTTACTGGAACACAAACTGTTACATTAACGAAAACAGGGACAGACCCAGATTGGGAGCCATATGGTGAAATTTATACTATTCTAAATGATCCTCCCGCAGATTTTGATGATCTAAGTTTTTATGATTATATAGGGAACGATGTATCTCCTCCTGGTGGAGTTGCCTCAACAAATATGGATTTTGTTCCAGGGGATTATTATTTAGTCGTATATGATTGGTATGGTTCTTATGCGTGGGACGATTTCGATCTAACTTTTTCTGCATTTTCGGTTCCGCCAGTTAATGATAATTTTGCCAATAGAATACATCTTCCATATAGTTATAAAGCCTGCGAAACAGGCACAACATCAGGGGCGACAACAGAAAGTTCTGAGCCAGTAACAAATCCTGGTGCTGTTGGCCCTCATCCATCAGTCTGGTATGAATGGACTCCGCCGAACTATAGCAATGAACCAATGGACTTCCAGATTGATACTTTGGGTTCAGTGGCAGAAACATATCTTGAGGTATTCACTGGCAATGATTTCTTTAGTCCTTTGGTTCTTATTGAATCGGATCATAACTCAGGGGCGGGAGGAAAATCACAGCTAACCCTGAATACTAATGGGGATGTAAATTATAAGATTCGTGTTTCCTCTCCTATTACAAGCGAGGGAACATTTAATTTAAATATTACTGCTCTTCCTGGCGGAAGTCCGCCAACCAATGATGACTTTGCCAATGCTGAATTATTAACAGGATATGATGATTCAACATCAGGAACAACAGTGGGGGCTACAGCAGAATGTGGAGAGCCATTAGGCGGAGACTTTTATCAGGAGACAACCAATTCTGTTTGGTATAAATGGATTCCTCCGCAGACTGGAAGAGTGAGAATTGCCTTAACTGCGTCTTCCGGTCTAGCACTTACTTTAGTTAGAGGAACAACTCTTACCAATATAGTTGCCGTTCAGGGTTTTCTAATCTCATCAAATGGAGTTGAGAACTATGATTATGTATCGGTTGAAGGGGGAGTAGAATATTATTTCAATGTTCAAGGTATTGGAGGAACAGAAGCAACTTTCTCTTTGGCGTTTCATATGTCTTCCGTTGGTTCACCAGCAAACGATGATCCGGCCAATGCTCAAGTTATATCGGTTTCTTTTCTAACTGGAACAATAAATCCTGTAACAGAGGGGGCTAATTGGGACTCAGTTGGGCCATATACAGGAGATTTTATAACAAATGCTCAAGAGGAAATAACGGTTTGGTATAAGTTCACAGCCAATCGTTCAGGATCAGTTACATTCACAAAAAATTCTGAGACAGTATACAACTCTGATTTTACTAATGATTTGTCTCTTAATTTTTATTCTGGTGCCACGCCTAGCAATCTTACATCAGAGATTGCAATAAGTATTTCTGTGCCAACAGCAACAAGAACATTTAATGTTTATGCAGGGGAAACATATTGGATTGCTGCCACTACCTACACATGGGCTACTGCCTCAGATGTTGACTATTCTTTCACTTTTCAAGATGATAATACTGAAGGTACTTTTCCTGATCCTAGCGGTGGAAGCACAGGAGATTTTGATAGTACGACTGGAACATTTGTTGCGGATAGTGAGGACAATGAATTCGTAGCATCTGGCGGAGTTGGATATGGAACTATTTCCCCTTGGACTTCTCCTGGCACACATTATCCATATGGATGGTGGACAAGATTTGATATTCGTTCAACCTCAGGAGATTTTCTTTATAGATTCGGACAAACACAACAATTTATTGAAATTTTTAGGGCAACAAAAACTGGCGGAGATTATGAATCCATTGTTATTATTGGACACAAAGAGGGATATCAAAGTATAGGATATTCAGTAAATGGTGGAACCATTACAGATACAGGATATAAGGTATGGGGTGGAAATGCAAAAACTACAACAGGAAAAATCAGAATAGAAGTTGGAGAAAAT